GAGTGGGGTGACTCAGAGTATACTGTAATTCATATACATCATGTAGACCCTAAACGTAAGTATTATGTGGTGGCGTTTATGGGCGACATCCCAAGCTCTTACCTTGCTGATCAGGTACGTAAGGTAAAGCCTAAGGTTGTGGGCCACTCGTACACAATGTTGGCAGACCCTACTGGTGGTGATCTTTACTTCGGCTGGTGTCACTCTCCGGGACTTAAAGAGGTGGTAGTCTCTTACAGCACCATTGATGGAGTAGTTGACCTAGGTTCCTACAAGATCACCCCAGCTTAGGTACCAGATAGCCCCTGAGAGGCCCTAGGAGCCCCACTGAGTGGCCTTCTAGGGTTTTCCTAGGGGTCTGTGGCTTAAGGTAGGTTAAGGTGCCTCACAGGGGCTAAATGAGAGATGACAAAATAAATCTTCTCTTGCCCCTTGAAGTTGGATCAACGAGTCCTATATAAGAATACTTAATGTAGATACTTAAGGTATACTTTAGGTTTCTACATTAAGGTTCTTAATGTATTATTTATATTACTTATTATATTACTTATAATACTTAAGGGTACTTAATGGGATACTTAATGTATTACTTAAGGTGGTTTAGTCTAATTAGATTAATATTATATAAATAAAAACCTTACTTCTTTTGTGTCGTCCAGTAGCGGAAGCTACGCCCCCTTAGCTCCACCCTATCCCTTGAGGTAACGCCTTGATGGCAACATGATAAGACCCTTAAGGTCACACTTGACTTGAAGGATGAACTACTGCTACTATTTCAACTTAGGTTAAAGCTAGAGAAAGAGAAGAGGTACTTAGAGTATGAACTTCAAGCAAGGTAAAAGATATGTGTGCCTAACCTCATCATCTTGTGGTTACAAGAAGGATGTAGTCTATGAGTGCTACTTGAACAGTAAAGGTAAGACCTGCCTTAAGGGGTCAGATGGTTATGAAGATATGACTTCAATGCTTGTATCAACATTCCGTGAGGTTAGAGAAGAGTACAATAATTAGATACTACTATGGATATAATAGGAGAGAAATAAGATGCTTAAAGAAATCGACTACAACGACGGCGAAATACACACTTGGAGTGGTGGTAAGTGTCCTATTCACCAAAAGAGTGTGGTTGACGTATCCTATGGAGGGCGGTGGATTCTCGCAGCTAAGGCAGCGGACCTTTATTGGTTCAAACCCCTCCTGTTCCGCATTACCAAGCAGCACATCGAGCCAGTAGCTCCCCCGAAGCCGCTGGAACTGTGGGTGAATGTTTATGCTGACGGACGTGTTATGGCATACAAAACCGCAGATATTGCCGCGTCTTGGCTTAGCAGGACTGGCCGCACCATTCGCGTGATCGAGGTGCTGGAAGATGTCTAACACTCTCTACATCACCTGCATTGCTCTTTTCATACTTATCACGGCGTATCTAATGGCCGCCTAAACCCATTCAACTGGATACCATGACAGAGGAGATTGATATGAGTGACAACAACAAAGACGGCGAAATTCATACATGGAGTGGTGGGAAATGTCCTGTTCACCCAAAGAGTGTGGTTCACACATCCTCCCATCTCTCTGGACAGGTAAGAGACATTCTGAAAGGGGAAATGTGATATGGCGTGCCAGAAATGCGGCGCGGTAAGTGGGGATGACTGGTCGCAGTGCGGTGGCGTGTGCCCCATGCCGATGTCTCCGCACTACAAAGAACCCGAAAACAGAGGCACGCATCGCCACAATGAGGCAAAAGCCTCCACCCCCGCCCTAGCCCTGACCATAGCCGCGCTGAATGCGCTGATCGAATTGGAGGATGCGAAGTGAACCAATGGCAAGTACGTTAGAGGAGAACTAAACCTTAATGAGTACAACAGAAGATAAGATACACCAACCCTGCCCCTACGTTGACTGTGGCTCATCAGATGCCTTCTCGTGGAACAGCGATGGATTTGGGAAGTGCCATTCTTGTGGGGAAGGTTACCCCTCAAAGAAACCTAAGTTCAGTTGGGCAGAAAAAGAATACCCAGTTAAAACAATGGAGCAGATCATGAATACACCCGTAACTGGTGTAACTTACGACAACATCCGTAGTATCAGTCCAGAGGTCTGCAAGATTTATGGTATCCAAGTCCAAACTGATGCCGATGGAGTTCCAGTAAGATACGCCTACAAATACCCTAACAACATTAAGTACCGTGACTACAACGACAAGAAGAAGTCATGGATGAAGGAGAAGGGTCAGAAGATGGTCCACCTCTTTGGTCCAGATTTCAATGCTGGCTCCTCTAAACGTATCTATATTACTGAGGGAGAGTTTGATGCAGCCTCACTCTATGAGGTCTTAGGTAAGACGTACCCAGTTAAATCTCTCCCTAGTGCATCTATTGGGGAAGCATTCATCAAAGCTAACTATGCTTATCTGTCGTCATTCCAAGAGGTAGTATATGCTGGTGAACTTAGTGATGATGCAGGACGTAAGGCAGCTGAGAAACTATATGCTGCACTCCCTGAGCGTTTCTACTACGTCCCACTAACCAAGTGGAAAGATGCTAATGAGTTCCTAGAGAAGGGTGACAAGGAGGACCTCAAGTGGGCTGCGCTTAAACCTCAGCGATACTCCCCCGACAACTTCTTTTGTTCAGACTCAGATGTAGAGAAGGCTATCACTGAGGAAAACCCATATGAGTATGTACCAACTGGTCATACAGGTTGGGACGATAAACTACGGGGGTTAGTTAAGGGTGGGCTTACTTTCATCAAGGCACCTCGTGGCTTAGGTAAGACAGAGCTTGTACGCTACTTTGAAGTTGCTATGCTAAAGGACAAGGATACCCGCATTGCCCTACTTCATGCAGAGGAGCAGAAGAGTACTACCTACCGTGCTATGGCAACCTATGATCTAGGTGTTAATGTACGTACAAAAGATGATGCCAGAGATAATGGAGTAACTGAGCTACAGGTTATTGAGGCAGCTAAACGAGCTACAGATAATGAACGCACTATCATCTTTGAGATGAGAATCCATGATGACCCAATGAAAATCTTGGAGTATGTTCGTCTAGCTGCTTCAGTGTATGGTGCTGATTTTATCTTTGTGGACCATATCCAACGTCTAGCTTATCTAAGTCAGACTGGAGTAGATGGTGCTACCTCAATGCTAACTGCACTAGGCTCTCGTATGGCTCAGATGGCCAAGGAGTTGAACATCGGGGTTATCTTTATCTCTCAGGTCAATGACGACGGGAGGACCAAATACGCTGCTGCCCTAGAAGAAGAAGCTATTATCTGTGTACTACTTGAGAGAGACCTTGAGTCAGATGATGAGATTCTACAGAACACTACGCACTTCAAGATTGATAAGAACAGACCATTCAGTAAGCTAGGGTCAGCTGGATCAGTGTACTATGAACCAGAGACAACTATCTTGACTGAATGTGACACTTAAACATGAATAGGAGATAATACAGATGGGAAAGACATTGAAAGAGTTAGGCGTGCAGGTTGGTGATATCATCAAGCGTACTGGATGGCATGATGAATTCCACATGTATGTTGGTGATTACTACGAAGTTCGGGGTGGGGAGTATGGGGTCGCCGCATATAATAATACTGTTCAAAATAGTTGGGTACCTCTTGGAGATACGAGTGGCTACTTCGAAATCGTGTCTCGTGCTACACCAGTAGCTCCCCCCATCGACCTAACCACAATAACTACACCCTTCGGCCTACTGGATGAAGCAACACAGAAGGCGCTTAAGGATGATGGTGGGCCGTATGAGTTTTATAGCGGTGACAGGTGGTTTGAGCATGGCCCATTGTGGTATAGAACAAGCACATACCGCAAGAAACCCGTCCCCAAGGTCGAGACAGTGGTGTTGACTGGGTGTCAAAGGTGGGGTCATTGGGCTTTCGACCAAGCTGACTTAGGTGATACCCACTCAATCACCCTAACCTTCACCGATGGTGTCCTTGATTCAGTAGCTAAGGTAGAGGTATTAAAATGAGATATACTCCAGATAACTGGGTTGTCCTAAAGATTAATGTGGCTGAGGAAGGAGACCTACACTACAGGGTACTTGGTGGTTGGTCAGGGGGTTACACTACAGGAGACTCTTGGAGGCTCAATAGTGGGATCACCTCAGTACTAGATGGAGGAGACTACCTCATCTTTCATGGGTCTACTGGATCAGAGTATATCTGCTCCAAGGAAACTTATGGATTACGCATGAACAATGCACACATAGCATCTTATTACCTAGAAGAGTATCCCGGTATGGTTGAGCTTATGCCAGAGGATACTGACTGGGTTAAGTTGTTTAGTTAGAAATAGGAGAGACGATATGTATGTATACCCTATTCACACTAAAAGTGAAGTAGAGCCAGTAGCAGTGTGTGACACAGAGGAGGTAGCAAAGGAGCTGGTTGAACTCCTTAAAGAAGAGTCTGGCAGAACCCACTGGTTCAGTTGCTACGAAGTCTGCACTAATGCCCCAGACTTTATTGACCATTGGTAGAGGAGAATAACGATGACAGACTATACTGATTATAGAGTCTGGAGAGACATTGAGTTGTGGGACGAAAAGGAGTATCTCCAAGACCATCAAGAGTACTCCCCAGAAGATGTGTTTCAGATTTGTAATAACCTAATTGAGAAGGCAGTTAAAAGTGGTCTGGAGGGTTGCTACCTCAAGTTTAGTTCCCATATGGAGCCTTATGATGACTGTCTGGGGCCACCATCTATCACTGCTTGTGGGTATCGTAAGGCCAGCTGGTACGAAAAGGCTGAAGCCAAAACTCAAGATGAGATGTATAAACTAGCTCAGTCCTTAGGTATTACTTTCTACGAGGCCACTATTTTAGACAAGCTCCAGAAAGATGGTAAGGTAAGCTACAACAACCCAACACAAACGGAGAATAACAATGGCACTATGCTATAAAGATATGACGTTCTGTAAGAGTGACTGCTTGAACACTGACTGCTTCAGGTATTATGACGAGGGGGTAGCTAAGGATGCAGCTGACTTTGGGCTACCATGTGCCTTGTCAGATATGAGTAACCGATGCTCAATGTATACCCCACCTAAGAGCTTAGAGAGCTATGGTGACTAACTAAGATATACACAAAGACAAGGAGACATATGGTATGGCAGTATTTGATGTAGAAGCTGATGGACTACTAGAGGAGGCAACAAAGCTACATGTATTGTCATACCAACCTCTAGGTTCTACTGAAGTACACTCAGTCCATCACTATGATGACATGAGGGAGTTCCTAACTACAGAGAAGGTCCTAATTGGACACAACATCTATCGCTATGATGTACCACTCCTAGAGAAGCTCCTCAACATCGAGATTAAAGCCAAGCTCTATGACACTCTTCCTATGTCGTGGTACTTGAATACCAATAGACTCAAGCATGGCCTAGACTCTTTCGGTGATGACTACGGTATCCCTAAACCCAAGATCACTGACTGGGAAGGGTTAACTAGAGAGGAGTACACACATCGTTGCCAAGAAGATGTTAAGATCAACATGGCTCTCTGGAATGATCTAATCAAACGTCTCCTCTTCCTCTATAAGGACCGTACAGCCCTAGAGAAGTTCCTTGGGTACCTCATGTTCAAGATGAAGTGTGCTAGCACTCAGGAGGCCTTAGGATGGCCCGTAGACACTGTTGCAGTCCTTAAGCACATCGAGACACTGACAGCACAACAAAAGGAGAAGAAGACAGAGCTAGTCAAGGTTATGCCTAAGCATAAGGTGTACAAGATAGCTAAGCCCCCAAAGGTTCTCTTCAAGAAAGATGGTACAGCCTCAGTGGCTGGTCAGGGGTGGTTCGATGTATTGGACCAAGAGGGCTTAGATAGAACACACCAAGAAGATGTTAGAGTCTTCAAGGAAGAGGTTGACCCTAACCCTCAGAGTTCAGACCAAGTAAAGGATTGGCTCTATGGTCTAGGTTGGGAACCCTGTACCTTCGACTACAAGAAGGACGACAAGACAGGGGATGAACGTAAGGTACCTCAGGTAAGGAAGGATGGTGAACTAACTGAGTCAGTTAAACTGCTAATTGAGAAAGACCAATCAGTTGGGGTACTTGATGGACTAACAGTTATCCAACATAGACTAAGTATCTTCGAGGCATTCAGAGACATGGAAGTTGACGGTAAGCTTAAGGCAGAGATTGCTGGCCTAACGAATACCCTACGCTTCAAACACTCTAAACCTCTAGTCAATCTCCCCGGAGTAGATAAACCTTGGGGCAAGGAGATTAGGGGTTGCTTGATTGCCCCAGAGGGTCATGTACTTTGTGGTGCTGACATGGTGTCCCTTGAAGATACTACTAAGAGGCACTATGTAAAGCCTCTCGACCCAACTCTTGTTGAAGAGCAGACAAGGGATGACTACGACCCACACCTTAAACTTGCAGTTGTTGCTGGTATGCTCTCTCAAGAGGACTATGATTTTTATGTCAGTTATAAGAAAGAAGGTTAGTGACCTAGTAGGCAGAGAGTTTGACAGACTTGTTGTCACTGAGTACTTAGGTTTAGGTAAACACAGTAAGCATTACTGGAGGTGTACCTGCAAATGTGGTGGGGAGATTGTGCTGCCTACTTATAGGGTCACAGGTAAAACAACCAGTACAAAAAGTTGTGGGTGCCTAAGGTCTGAAAAGCTTAGGGTTAATAGAAAAGACTCAACTACCCACGGCTTATATAGGCACAAGCTCTATGCCATACATTCAGGTATGAAGCAGAGATGTCACAACCCTAATTCTCAAAGGTATAAGTATTACGGGTTTATAGGTATCTCAATCTGCTCTGAGTGGGAAGAGAATTTCATGTCTTTTTACACTTGGGCTATGGGTAATGGTTATGAAGAAGGCCTCTCTATTGACAGGCTTGATAGTACGAACGGCTACTACCCTGAGAACTGCCAGTGGGTGACCATATCAGAAAACTCTAGGAGGATGAATGAAGGAAAGCAGAGAAGAAAGGTACAAGAGAATACACGCTGTAAGGAAGAAAGCTAAGGTTGTAACTTACAGCGCTATGTACGGAGTAGGCAAGTCAAAACTCTCTAGGACTACTGGTATGCCAGAGAAGGAGGCTGCCGCACTAATTGAAGCTTTTTGGGAGATTAATTGGGCAGTAAAAGAGGTAGCAGCAAAGGTTGAGATAAGGAAGATTAAAGGTCAGATGTGGGTTAAGAACCCTGTTAGCAGTTTTTGGCACTCCCTCAGGTACGAGAGGGATGTTTGGAGCACCCTTAACCAAAGCACAGGTGTCTACTGCTTCGATACTTGGGTTGCCTACTACCTAACTAAACGGCCTGATCTACGTGGACAGTTCCATGACGAGACCATCAATGCAGTACCCAAGGGGGAGGAGAAGGTACACGAGAAGGTTCTTCAGTGGGCCATCGGTAAGGTCAACGATAAACTCAAACTCAACGTGGACCTAGGGGTTGACGTACAATTTGGGGCTAACTACTCCGAAATTCATTAGGTAGTACAACATACCTATTGACTGAACTCAAATGAGTCTGTTACTATTCAGGTATCAGATTACATATACATACACACAAGGAAGAGATAATACAAATGGCTACACGTAAAATTAAGTTGTCTGGTATTGGTTACTGGGCTAAGGTGTTCGAATCTAACCGAGACTTGACTGGTTTTGAAGATGCCCTCAAGGATGTAGGTGGTCAGTGCACTATTGATGTAGACCTTGATGCAGAGAACATGGCAAAGCTTAAGGCATCTAAATCCATGAAGAAGGGGAACCCCTCACCTGACAACCCCGGTATGACGCGAGTTAAATTCACTCGTAAGTGGGAAGAGCAGTATGGTGGTGGGGCACCTACGGTAGTTAAGGACGATAGCACTATCTGGGACTATGACGAAGATGGTACAATCGGTAATGGTTCCTCAGTGGATGTACTCCTAGCAGTTTATGATACCTCTCGTAAGAGTATCGTTGGTACCCGATTGGATAAGATCAAGGTCACTAAGCATATCCCATATGTTTCTGATGATGATGGTCCAGTAGATGACGACAGTGATGACGTTGAGGATGAAGACATTGAGGTTGTAGTGGCTGCACCTAAGGCTAAGAAGGTAGCAGCTAAGGCCAGCACTACTATGGACATTGAGGATGATAATATTCCCTTTTAATTAGGTTAAGTTAGGGGGATAACACAAAGGGGTAGCTTAAAGGTTACCCCTTAATACTTTAAGGAGAGAGGAAGTATTCTAAATGAAACTAATCATAGATGGTGACCCAAGTGACTTTAGCTCAGCAATGAGTTTCTTCTTTAGGACTACAGCTAACAACCCAACCCAGAAACAAGGTAAGGAGAATGCCATTAAGGCTACAGCAGGTCAAGGGAGGCAGATGTCATTGATCAGGAACACTGGTAGTTATACGGTCAAGGTTACAAGTAAGGGTACAGTATGAGTGGCAAAGAGCAAATCCTAGTTCAACTCAACCCTGACTGCCCCCCTACTGGAAACGATCTAGGAATTACAAATGCTGCCCGCCGTTCATTTGGAAGACGTAGTGAGTGGGAAGGCTCCTTGAGGAATAAGCTAAAGGACAAAGATAAACGACTCCTTGAGTTCCTAGCTAGGGGTATGACAGCAGACGATTTCGAGAAGTTTAAGCTTGAGGTTGGTGGGCAAGGGTTACACTGGCTATACTATATGGACAATAACAAAGAGTCTGAGTTGCTAGAGAGCTTGTGGCAATGGCGTAATACCCCAACCCACGACACACCTTTCAACCACGGGTTCTTCTCCTTTGAAGTTAAAGCCCCTATCTTCGTAGCACGTCACCTAGTAAAACATGAATACCTAATTATGAGTGAGTACTCTCGTCGCTATATTACTGAGGATGTAGAGTTCTATAAGCACACCTACAGGTTGGCAGCAGAGGACAAAAAGCAAGGCTCTGGTGGTGCACACCCAGAAGGCACTCACTGGGAACGTAAGGCCCACCTAGCTAACCTAGATGCAGTTGAACTATATAACTCAATGCTAGCTGCTGGAGTAGCACCAGAGCAAGCTAGAGGTCAACTTCCTCAGGACCTAATGACTGCATGGACATGGAGCGGAACACTAGGTGCCTTTGCTAACATGTGTCAGCTACGTCTTTCTGAAGATACTCAAGTAGAGACACGCTATGTAGCTGAACAAGTCTATGAACACCTAAAGAAACAATTTCCAATCTCAGCACCACTATTGGTAGAAGGAACTAAATAATATGTCTAAATATAAACTTAAAGTCAAACTCGGTAAGGTTAATATTATGCTTAATGAGGATCAAATCTCGGAGATTGTACGTCAGGATATCTTAAGGTCAATCAGTATCGTTGAGCTTCTAGGTGGTACAGAAAGAGAGGCATCAAATGATGTAAGTACTTGGGATGCACTTAATGAGGTTCTCTGCTACTATAGTACACCAGAACAATTGGCAGAGTATGAGAACCGTGATATTCCAGATGACTGGGTTAATAAGGTTGTGTTGACTGACAGGATCAAACGTGGTGACCAAGCCTACGACAAGCTAGTTATGATTGATCGTGCACTTGATCGTATGGCCCATCTAGGAGTATGACATGAGAACAGACCAAGACAACATTATCATTGATGGGGATGTCTTAGTCTATCGGGCGGCATGGTCAAAGAATGATGACACACAGGAAGCAGCTATTGAGAAGGTTGATGAGTTACTCTGTAATGTAATTGATAAGCTGCTCCCTAACCCACCTGAAACTGGTAACATCTATACACTCTACTTAACTGGTAAAGGTAACTTCAGAGAGGCCATTGGGATTACTGCACCCTACAAGGGTAATAGAAAGGATGTACCCAAGCCAATCCATATCCAAGCAATCAGAGACCACCTAGTTAGCTACTGGGAAGCTGAGGTATCCAGTGGTGAGGAAGCCGATGACTGCATTGGGATTAAGGCCACAGAGGTTGGAGAGGGTTCTATTGTCGTCTCCATTGATAAAGATATGCTCCAGATACCTTGCTACCACTACAACCCAACTAAGTACACCTTAACTAAAGTAACTAAGTGGCAAGGAACTCAATTCTTTTATGAACAAGTATTGACTGGGGATAAGGTAGATAATATCATTGGCTTAATGGGTGTCGGACCAGTCAAAGCTAAGAAGGCCCTAGAGAAGTGCAAGACTGAAGGGCAACTCTTTCAGGTATGTATTAAAATGTATAATGGCAATGTAGCTAGGGTGATCGAGAATGCCAGACTCCTTTGGTTGAGACGTACACCTAATGAAATCTGGGAGCCACCTAAGGTATGAAACGTAGGTACTTAGGTGAGAAACAAAGTAATAGAACCAAGCTGGGGCACCTCTCTGGCTTGGAGGACAACATAGCCCTTCAGCTTCAAGGTCTAGGCGTTAAGTATAGTTATGAGAAGGATAAGATTAAATATACTATCCCTGAGAGTAACCACACTTATACACCTGACTTTATCCTAAGTAACGGTATCATCATTGAGGGGAAGGGTTTATTCTCAACTGCAGATAGAAAGAAACACCTCCTGATTAAGGAGCAACACCCAGAGTTAGATATCAGGTTCGTGTTCTCTAGATCACATAGCCCACTCTATAAAGGTTCCAAGAATACTTATGGTGGTTGGTGTAATCAGAAGGGATTTCTTTATGCGGACAAGTTGATACCTAATGAGTGGCTTAAGGAGAGAAAGAAGAAATGACATTAGTAGATAATGATCTGGGGTCCCAACTCTTACGGGCTAGCCCACCACCAATGACTAGTAATATTCAACCATATACTATCGAGGAGATTGATGACCATGAAGATTCCAATCGTATCTGGGCCACTCTCTTGGCTATCCGGCAAGCCTCAGCTTACCACTACCTCCAAAAGTGGAAAGGGTTCTCCTAGCAAGAAGAGTAATGGGGTCCGTATCTGGGGGGTGCTAGAGGGCCCTATAAGCTCTGAGGACCTTCCTAGTGATCTACCCTACTTCGGAGACGAGTATCCTTCCAACTACCTCAACGTCTGTAAGGTAGAGATTGATGGGGAGATTACTACAATTAATTATTGGTTTAGTGAGTTCAATGATGCCTACGCTTGGGTACAACACTTCAACAAATCAGTTGAACCTATCGAAATAGCTTATGCAGACAGTGATAACGAACAGACAGATTGGAAACAATAGAACATGGCAGGTAAGACAGCAGTTGTGTGGAGTTGTGCACATGCTGACCCCAGTGTGAGCAACGAAAGGTTCCACTGGTTAGGTCAGCTTATTGAGGATATCAAACCAGACTATACCATTGATCTAGGTGATGGGGCAGATATGAGAAGCCTCAATTCCTTTGACACACGTTACCCACAGAAGATTGTGTCTCAAAGTTATCAGGCAGATGTAGAGAATTATAATGAGTCACAAGGGATTCTATGGGACCGTTTTAGAGAGAAAAAGAAGAAAAGACCCTTTCGCATTGGTTTTGCTGGCAACCACGAAAATCGCTATAGTCGTGCACTAGCCTCTGACCCAAGACTTGAGGGGGAGAAGTATGGTATTAGCTTTAGTCATCTTCAAACTGACCATTGGTTTGATGAGTACTATAACTACCACAACTCAGCTCCAGCCATTGCTGACTACGATGGGGTATCTTATGCACACTTCTTTAGTGCAGGTAACTTTGGGTCGGCTGTGTCAGGTATCCACCATGCCTATGCACTACTCCAAAATCGCAACAGCTCCAGCACCTGTGGGCACTCCCACAAGAGGGGTATCTACTTTAAGGACGGTGCACACCCACAAGGTATCGTTGGCCTCGTAGCGGGCTGCTTTAAGGGTGCTGAGGAGGACTGGGCAGGGCAAGCCAACAACGACTGGTGGAAAGGTGTAATCATCAAAAGAGAGATTTGCAATGGTACGTATGAGCCAGAGTTTGTTTCTCTTAGTAGACTTAAAAAGGAGTACGGGTCTTGAAATACCAAGTAACAATGCTTATATCGGTTGACCCTGAAGCGAACTTCTTGGAGACCAACAGGGAGACAAACCTAGAGGTTATCCAAGAGCTTATACAGTATGCAATCTTTGATATTGATGACATTAAGGTTCATGATATTGATGTGATGGAGGACTAGGGTATGGTATCTGAAGATGATCTAGATGGTTTTGGTTACTATGAACAATCCAAACCTATGAAGCCACCCAAGAGTGTGATTGGTATGGTTCAGGAGTTCGTTAAGGTTACTGGGCAAGTCCCAAGTGCCGAACTCTCGGTGAAGCTTATTGATGAAGAGTACCTAGAGTGGCAAGAGGAGTTCTTCAATTACATTGATGAGTTGGATGACTACAACCCCGTTAAAGAGCTTAAAGAACTTTCTGATCTAGTGTACGTAATCTACGGGTATGCCAATGTACGTGGCTGGGACTTAGATGAAGGTCTACGTAGGGTGCACCAGAATAATGTAGGGCGTTGTGTGCAACCAGATGGCACAGTGCAACGTAGAGGAGACGGAAAAATTATGAAGAATAAGGATTACCCTAAGGTGGATTTAGGTGATCTAGTTTAATACCAGTACTATAATAGACTTAATGAAATCAAGGGGACTAAGTAAACTAATGAGTAATCAACTGCCTACAGACTACCAGACCTTCATTGCAACTTCGAGATATGCCCGATGGTTGCCAGAAGAAAAACGACGAGAGAATTGGGGAGAAACAGTAACACGCTATGTAGATAACATTGTAAACAAGAAGCTAGCTGAGATTGATTACGTTGGTGGGGTAGCTATAGATATTGAAGAAGCTATTCTGGACCTAGCCCTGATGCCCTCTATGCGATCAGTAATGACTGCAGGAGTAGCAGCTAAGCGTGATAATACTTGCATGTATAATTGCTCTTACCTTCCAGTGGATGATCCCAAGTCCTTTGATGAGGCTATGTTCATCTTGCTCTGTGGTACTGGTGTGGGCTTCTCAGTAGAGCGACAGTACGTATCTAAGCTACCTGATGTACCAGAGCGTATGTTTGATAGTGGTACAGTCGTTATGGTTAAAGATAGCAAAGAGGGTTGGGCCAAGTCTTATCGTCAAGTGCTCTCTCTCCTATGGGCTGGGGAGATTCCTAAGTGGGATACCTCTAAGGTTCGTCCAGCTGGCGCTAAACTCAAGACCTTTGGTGGTCGTGCATCTGGCCCAGCGCCACTTATTGACCTCTTCAACTTCACTATCCAAAAGTTCAAAGGTGCAGTTGGGCGTAAGCTCTCCTCCATTGAGTGCCACGATATTATGTGTAAGATTGGCGAGGTAGTGGTAGTTGGGGGTGTTCGTCGTTCAGCTATGATCTCTCTCTCTAACCTCTCTGATGACCGTATGCGTCACGCTAAGAGTGGTCAGTGGTGGGAGACACAAGCTCAACGAGGCTTAGCTAACAACTCAGTATGCTACACTGAGAAGCCTGATGTAGAGACCTTCCTACGTGAGTGGACTGCACTAGTTGAGAGTAAGTCTGGTGAACGTGGAATCTTTAATAGGGTAGCCTCACGTAAACAAGCAGCTAAGTATGGTCGTCGTAACCCTAACTTTGAATTTGGAACTAACCCCTGTTGTGTCTCAGGGGACACTCTCATACTCACTAGCACAGGTTATGAGCCTATCTCGGAGGCAGTAGGTCAACCAACTACAATCTGGAACGGAGAGTCTTGGGAACTTGTGTACCCCTATGAGGCTGGGGAAGCTAACCTATACCGGGTGACACTCTCTGATGGGTCTTACCTTGACTGCACGGACAACCACCGTTGGTGTGTAGGTAATGAGTTCGTTTACACGGAGGATTTGCAAGTAGGTAATAAGCTGGATAAGTTTGATATGCCTGTAGTAGGTAAAACGAAGCTGGAAATCTTCGACTATATGGGGGCATACAGCCAAGGTTTCTACTCTGGTGATGGCACTAAAGGTAACACTAGGTCTTGGTTGTATGAGCCAAAGTATGGTTGTGACAGGAGCCTCGTAGGTAGAGTGTACGCAGATGGTAAAAACACACACCGCCGTGTTTGGAATCATGGACCTATGCTGGACAAATCATACGTGCCTATGGAGAAAGGAGTCTCGCATAAACTCGCTTGGCTAGCAGGCATCTTAGACTCTGATGGAACTGTTACACGGGACAAGAATGGTAGTGGCTTTCAGGTTGCTAGTATAGACCATGATTTTCTCGATAAGCTGCGACTGATGCTAACTACCCTTGGTGTACGAGCTAAAGTAGTCTCCGCAAGCCCAGCTGGTAAACGTATGATGCCAAACGGAAAAGGGGGCAACGCAGAGTATGACTGCAAAGAGACTAAGCGTATTCTAATTGGTAACTACGATGCTTGGAAGCTCATGAACCTAGGTTTAGGGGCATTTCTCAATAGACTGGATCATAACGGTGAGGCCCCACAAAGAGATGCTAGGCAGTTTGTACGTGTTGTTAGTATAGAAGACCTTAACCTCCGAGAGATGACCTTCTGCTTTACTGAACCTAAAACTTCACGAGGTACTTTTAATGGTATTGTGACTGGTAACTCTGAAATTATCCTTCGACCGTATCAATTTTGTAATCTTTCGGAGGTAGTGGTAAGGGCTACAGACACCTTAGAAGACCTTGAGCGTAAGGTTAAGCTAGCAACTATTCTAGGTACTATCCAATCTACTTATACGCACTTCCCATACCTACGCCCCATCTGGCAGAAGAATACAGAGGAAGAGAGACTTCTTGGAGTATCCCTTACTGGGATCATGGATAACCCACTGATGACGACAAAGAATAGGGGTTTGGATAAGACCCTTGAGCACCTTCGTCTAGTTGCAGTTGCAACCAATGCAGAGTGGGCTGAAAAGCTAGGTATTGAACAGTCTGTTGCTATTACATGCGTAAAACCCTCGGGCACAGTGTCACAACTAGTGGACTCAGCTAGTGGTATTCACACCCGACACTCTGAGTATTACATCCGTACAGTACGAGGGGACAGTAAAGACCCACTAACACAACTTATGAAGGACCAAGGAATCCCTAATGAACCCTGTGTGATGAAACCTGACCACACTGTAGTCTTTAGCTTCCCAGTTAAAGCCCCTACAGGGTGTGTTACCAGAGACGATATGACAGCCGTACAGCAGCTTGAGACATGGTTGATGTACCAACGTCACTGGTGTGAACATAAGCCCTCAGTGACAGTATCAGTCAAGGATGAGGAGTGGTTCGAGGTTGGGGCATTCGTCTACAAACACTTTGACGAAATGTCTGGGGTGTCGTTCCTACCTCATGATGGGGGTAGTTATCAACAAGCACCTTATCAGGAAGTGGGTAAGGAAGGGTATGAGGAACTACTAGCTAAGATGCCAGAGCGTATTGATTGGAGTAAGCTATCCGACTATGAGAAAGATGATACTACATCTGGAATGCAAACTATGGCTTGTAGCGGCGACAGTTGTGAGTTTGTGGATTTGACTTGACAACAATACCAGTTATACCTTACTATTGAGGGTATAGAATAACATAACATTTAAGGTGGGGGCATTAAGTTGTCCCCACTTTATAAAGACTAAAGGCCCCTTAGCTCAGCTGGATTAGAGCAAAAGACTTCTAATCTTTAGGCCGTAGGTTCGAGTCCTACAGGGGTCACCAAAACTAATCTCTAGCGGGTGTGGTGAAACTGGTTATACACGTCAGACTTAAAATCTGATTCCTTAATGGAGTGTGGGTTCAAGTCCCACCACCCGTACCAAACCAAAGTCGGTGTAGCGTAATGGTAGCGCGTCAGTCTCCAAAACTGAAAGTCGGGGTTCGATTCCCCGCACCCTCGCCACTAACACTAAAACTAATATGCTTGCGTAGCTCAGTTGGTAGAGCGCTTGACTTGTAATCGAGAGGCCGTTGGTTCGACCCCGACCGTAAGCACCAAACTAAAGTTAATCTCCGCATTTCTTGCGGTGCATCTACGAGTTACGGAGTTGAATCGTAAACTATACTACCTTTGTTCTTGGACTGCGTATCTTAACGGTATCTTTGGGAGTCCCTTAGTGCCTCTCCTCGCTAAGCCCAAGACGGTCCAAGTACTAAGGTAGTAAGATTATATATAGAGGAGAGAGAGTAATGAAAGAGTACGGTACACTAAAGGAGTTTGGGTTTAATGTAGGAGATACTGCTTACCCTAAAGAACCATTCTTAAAGCCTTTTTATGTAACTGAGCTAGACCTAGAGAATATCTATCTGCAGGTACTTAACCCGGCCAATTATGCTCATATACTTATAACAGAGTCAAAACACACAACAGTACAAGCAGATGGGGGTCCAGCGAGCTATTATGATTATCCACCACATTGGAATACTCACAATGACTACGTGGAAGATAAGTCTAAGAATCAGTGGCTAGAGCACTCATGGCACTTAGCTAATGTGAGTAAGGTTCTCACTAGGTGGGGTGACAAAGAAGGTACTTCCAAGACCTATGATGCCAAGAAGGGTATCTACTCTTTTTGTCGTGTACTAATGGCTCTAATTGGTAAAGAGGCCATGAGGGAGTACCTGCAGAAACTACTTGATGACCCACAATTTAAATAGATAATGGAGATGAAATGTTTAGTCTAGTATTTGTCTTATGTAATCTACAAGAGGGGGTCTGCTACACCAAGGCCCCTGTCCAAGTCTTCCAACAAGAAGAGCAGTGTCAGACAGTAGGTCAGGGAATCTTTAATAGTATTATTACTGAAATCATTGATGCTAAGGAAGACCCCAACACAGCCCTAGTACTTTATCATTGTGTTAACTGGGGAGACTATTCCTAACATGACTGTACTACCCCCACCTGAGGGTCTCATTAGGTCTCCTGACCCACGTAAAAGAAAGGGAAGGCCCAGAGGCTCTACTCAGAACAGAAAAAAGCTCCTCCCCCTAGAGGAAGAAGCCAAGCAGTTTATTGAGAGCACCAATATTAAGATGCCTTCAGAGGATGAGCTGTACCCTAAAGAACTTACAGCTAAGCTTTATCTAGTCGGTCAAGCTATGAGTGCCCTAATGATTACTAGCCAAGGTCAGGCTAGGGTTAACGACATAAAAAGAGAAGCCTATCAATGGGCCGAAGAGATGTTAAAAGACTAATAACAATAATATAAATCATAACATCAACTACTACACTAGTATCAGTAGGTAGTACATAAGGGGGTCCCATTAGGGGCTCCCCTTTTCTTTTTTATTTATTCATCTTCTGGATATATCTTCTCTAATCTGACCACGATTCTTGAGGAACTCTTGCAACATGATTAGCTGAGGGTACTCTAGTTCTTCTAGAGTCAGCTCAGGTGGCATATCTAGCTCCTTCATGGCACCCTCTAAAGACTCTACTGTACCACCAGTACCTGTCTTAGTTAGGTCAAAGATAATCTTTAGCTCTTTGTTACGTGGGGAAATAGAGTTCTCCAAGTAAGCTAAGGTCTTCTCTTTAGCTAAGCTGAGAGATGCTTTGAACCTACGCTCCTTAACGTCAGTTGGGGCACTTCTAAACTTCTCATCCCTAACTAGAAGCATCATCTCTTGTTCAAGAATAGGATTAGCAATCTTATTGACAACATTAGTAGATGCAGCTTCAGAACCATAGAACTCAGACTTCCAGAGTGGTCTACCAACCATATTAAAAGCTTGGGCTGTAGCTGTAGTAGGGGGTAGGTCTCTAACACCAAAGACCTTAGCTGGTTGACGAGATTTATACTCCTCAGTTGCAGAATACTTCTTCTCTAAACCTTCACCTAAACCGACAGCCCCATAGAACTGATCGACATAACGGAGAGACTTAAGGATGTACTCTCGTCCCTGTTTGTTATCTTTAATCACATAGTCTTCTGGGTCAGCCGATAGAGATACAGCTACGTTAACTGGCTCAAGGAAACGAGAGAAACCTGAAGCAGCTGTGGCACCAGTACTTTGCATCATTTCAGTCAAACCACTAAAGGCTTCTGTTGTCTCGCCTAAGAACAATGACTTACCAATCTTGAACATTGTATCTTCTGTGTCATTCAACTGACGAGTAAGAGAACCAAGCTGAGTAGCATAGAAATCAGCCATAAGTTCCTCAGGTACATCTAGACCAACAGCCTTCTCCCTTAGTCCGGGCACCATGTTGCTATAGGCAAAGCGTCTAGCCATACCCTTAACGGCAGAGTAGGGGAAGTCTAGTTTCTCACTGACAACCTCTCCAGTCTTCTCATCAATACTCTCATCCCAAGCTAAACCAAGCTTGATGTATTCAGCTTCAGTATCAACGAGAGTGGCCATAAAGCCCCAACCTACTGCAGCCTTAGACATCAGCTGCCCAATAGATTTGTTGTCGCCAACACCTTTAACAAAAGGTTTCATCAAGGCTGTAGCACCAGAGTACTCAGACATTGTAGCAATAGTATTGTTGAAGAACCGACCGAAAGGGATGTTGATACCAATAACTGGCAACCTTCTAAAATCTTCAATCAGAGAGGCTATGTGGGCAATACCAGCATTATCTACACTCTTATAGCTCTTAGCTAGGATGTTCTCCATTGTTGCATCAATAGCTGTAGACTGGGCTTTCAGGTACTGCTTAGACTTCATTAAGACAGACACATCATCTCTCTGGATAAACTCAATGTAACCTTGGTTAAAAGTTCTTCTAAGGTTGAGGTCTAGGTTATACATTAGCTCTTGAGACTTAGTGAAAGCATCCTGACTCTTAACTAAGCTCAAAGCAGCAATATAGTCAGCCGCCTTATCAGTCTTACGCATCCATCCAGCTACGTTGGGTGTAACACCATACATCTCTTGAAGGTTCTTCTCAACACCCATAGGTAACGTAGAGAGGAGCTTATCGAACGCCTTAGGGTCTCTATCTACTAGCGACTTATAAGCTGTGTAAGTCATCTCAGGGTCAACTAGGTTCCTCATCTTGGAACCATTAGCTTTATAGGTATTTAATAGCTGAGACCAACCCTCATTCATTGCACCTTTTCTGCCTGAGATAGCTGCAATAGTGGTAGCTCCACCATAGACAATAGTACCGTGCAGTAGGTCAGCAGCTGATTGACCAGCAGATTTAAAACCCCAACCTTTGATGTTAAGGATACTAGTGCCGGGGTGTGAAGTTAGTAGTCTAATATATAAGTCTTGAGTGTACTTCTGACCAGCAGAAATTTCACCTATCTTACCCTCTAGCTTAGAGCCTACACCCGCAATCCTATCCCCAATAGTATCAGTAGCTAACTCACCTAAGTTACCGAAGACATAATCAGCATACTGGTCAGCAGTGATTGAGTCACCACTCTTAACACCTAGCACTCTAGCTGCCTCTGAGGTAGCCTTAAGTATTTGACCACCTTGGCTAACCTTCTTAGACATTAGATCAGCTATACGAGCAATGGGCTCACCCTCAATGCCAGTTAACTTAATACCTGTACGCTTCTGGAAACTAGAGATGAAAGCATCAACCTCATCCTTAGGGGCATTCTTCATGGCATCAGCCATCCAGTTGGTGAAGTTATCGTCCTTAGTTCTAGGACCTACCCAAGAGAAGCCAGCATCATTCAAGCTGTGAGCTAACCCCTTATACCCATCTTCGACATTACCTGTGATTAAACCTCTAAAGAAATCAGTATCTAGGAGTTCAAGCTCATCACCACGAGCTACCTTATCCTTGAAGGGTTCAATGTACTTCAACATCCTCTCTTCTGGAACTTTATCTAGTTCAGCAGTGAGGGACTTAAGGACACCCTTAAGGTCAGCCTCTTTAGTTACGGACATATCTTTGATGACTGCACCAGCTAGTGGTAGCTTAGAGGTGCCCTTAAGTGCACTCACACCTACAGATACACCAGCACCCACTAGACCACCGATAGCAGCTAGACCAGACTGAATCTGAGAGTAGTCATCCTGTACATCAGTAAGGATCATACCTCTCTGGTAGGCTACATCAGCACCAACAGCTACAGCAGAGTCAACTGCACCAGAGACAGCTGCATGTTTAACTACTTCTTTGAAAGTGGATCGAGTACCAATCTCTTGGATACCTTTACTCCAGACCTTATTGCCTAAGCGTCTGGCTGTAGCTTGAGATGCACCTGAAGCAAGAGACTTAACTACGGCCTTCTCAGCTAATAGAGTGACCCCTTTAGCTGCACCCTTAGCTCCAGCACCGACAAAGAATCTAGCTACCAGTGGACCAGCTAAGTTAGTGGGGTCAGCCACAGCACTCCATACATAGTCACCAACCGCATCAAGGCTTTCACCCCAAGTGTACTCTTCACTAGTTATACCTGACAGCCCTTTGAAGAGTTTCATACCCTCCCCATAGGAAGCTCTACCCTCTTCAGTAGTTGAGAGAATATGATTTATTTCCATCACTGTTCTAGGTACATTACCTGACTCGAATGACCGAATCATGTTAAGGTACTTATCAACCTTATCCTGTCTGGAGTAGTTCCTTAGTTCAGTATCACCTAGTCTGTCTCTTAGGAACTTATCTACTACAGCGTACTTCTCACCTTCAAGTAGGGCTGAGGGCCCATATGCTGCTCCCTGAGTGGAGAGCCCTGTGGTTTGGGTAGGGGTATCGCCTAAAGGTGCATCAGCCTCCCAGAAGGCCCCCTCTGGAGCCTCAGCTGTGGGTGTAGCAACTGTAGGGGGTGCAACCTCTTGGTCCTTACTCCACCATTGAGTATCAGACTCAACCACACCCTCCATAGCGCTATCAGTTTGTACATCAATAGGCTCAGATTCCACTGGGGTATCTTTCTCCCACCAATTCTGAGTCTCATCCGTCTCATTAAGTACAGCCATGTTATTGCTTTATCCTTGTAACCCCATTAGGGTCAATGTAAGTTGTACCTGCAGGTAGTGCATCGTACTCTTCTTTAGACTGGATTTGAGTTGCCGGAGCAGGGGTATCAGAGGTGGTACCCGGAACATACTCACCTTCAATATTAGAGATATATGGGTTGTTATCAATACCAGCCAAGTACTGAGCATCAATATCTGGGGCATTCTTTAGGTAGGTCTTAGCCACATCACCATAAATAGACCTAAGCTCCTGTTTAACTGCAGGACTCTTGTCATAGTCAGTAACCTGAGTCAGCAGATTACTAATCTTTTTAGTCAGACCCTCATCATTTGAGCCATCTTTCTTTTCTTTTTCAAGTCTAGCTAGGTCAGCATCTACTGCAGTCATAACTGCTCTGTCGAAGAAGACCTCTTGTTCTTTAGCTAAGGCCAACTCAGAGGAGGAAAGCTTCTCCTTGGTTGGGTCCCTGAACTCTACTGTCCCACCAGTAGCACTTACAGGAGCTTGTGCAGCTGTAAGTGCACCCCAGTACTTATCCTCATCAGCAGCGAGCTCATCAATAGATAATCCACCGATACCAGTAGCAATGTTGTGTAGGCCACTAGCCCTTCTTAGAGCATCATCAACTGTTTCACCCTCACGTACACTACCAGCTGCCGACCTATAGATGCCATTAAAAGTTTCAGAGTCTAGATCAGCGCCTTTAGTACGAGCAAACTCATAAGCACTAGCCAGACCAGCAGGGTCATTAGCTAAGGCTACAACTGTCTCTTTCTCTAAGCCTCTATTGACTAGATACTCAGCCTGAGAGGTCATCTGACCATAAGAAGCCTCAGCCTCAGCCCTAGCTGGCATAATGGTGTTGAAGAGGTTTTCTTTACGCTTACTAATCTGCTGACTAAGGAATGCCTGACGAGCTTCTTCCTTCTCCTCTTTACGAGTCTTCTCAGCTTGAGTTCTTGCACCCTCACGTTCTTGTCTTTCAGAAGCTTGAGTGTAGCCTTGAAGTAGTCCTTGCCACATACCCATATTACATAATCTCCGCTTCTACTTTAGGTGATGTAGGTCTAGCCATAAGACCTTTTCTTTCAGGTAGAGGTTCAGCTACATCAACAGGCTCTTCATCCACTGGGATATCACCTTCTTCTACCATAGCCTCACCAGTATCTTCTACTTCACCAGCTTGAGCTACATCTTCCTTAGTTGGGGAGAGCTTCATATTACGAAGTTGTTTAGATGCTTTAGCAGCCATAACTTGTTTCTGGAGTTTCTCTTTCTTACCTAAGTCCTCAAAGCCATCATCATAATCAATACCAGCCATCTCAGCGGTACTTCTAATGAACTCATGGATCACTGGGGCAATAACCATACTCACATCGAGAGAGTGGATACCCTTAGAGACTGCACTACGGAGTAACCCTGTAGTGATAGTCATGATATCTGTATCTAACTCAATCAAATCTAAGATGGACGACAAACGCTCAGGAGTATTGATCTTAGAGATATGGAGCTGTAGGGCTTCCTCTGGGTCAGCAACCTCAGGTGGACGCTCCCAAGGGTAGTTCTTTGGGGCCTTAGTGAGAGACTCTCCGGGGATAGGTGCATTGAATTTCATTTTTATTATTTATATCCTTAAGAGGTTGGTCTAGGGACTGGTACAACAGAAGTTCCAGCTTCAAAGTCTCTGATAGCTTGATCTAACTGCGCATCACTTACGTGCTTAAAGCCATCCCACTCAGCTCTCATCTGTTTACGCTTACCCTCTATAGAGTCAGCATTACTCAGACGTTGTTTAGCCTTAAAAGCAAACATCCTATCTTGTACTTCTGGAGAGAATACAGTGTCATCAGGTAGACCCATAGCATCAGCCACTTCCCTCATGGTCTTACCAACAAACTGATAACGACCCATAGGAGTAGCAACTCTAGCTTCTTCTCCATCAGACTTAGCTAACTCACCCTTAACGTACTGACCATAAGCACCAGAAGGTTTAGAGAAAGCCTTAAGTTGACCTAAAGTCATGTTGCTGACATCCACACCAGCAAAAGCTCGCCCCTCTTTCTGAGAGAAGCCAAATAGGGTGTCATACTTTCCACCACCTTCAGTTTGGTCAATCAAACCCATAAGGCCCTCATAACCACCAAAGCTGATACCACCACCTTTTAGGCTCTTAGAACGACCACCTGATTTAGAGAGGGCATTAGAGGTATTCATTTCACGGTTAACTGCATCTTCTTGCTTTGGGATATCCTCTTCTTCTTTCTTTGAGAAAGCTGAAGTATAATCAAAGAGGCCAGAGATGTCAGTAGAGGCTACATCATATGCTTCCTCTGTACCAATGTTCTCAGTGATGTTCTGTCGTCTCATCAACCCTTTACTATTATCTGTACCTTTAATAACTGAAGCACTTGAAGGGGCCTTAGCTCCAGCAATAATCATATCTGATAGTTGACGAGCTTCTCTTACTGAATCTTTATAATTAAACATAATACTTTAGCTCCTACCAGATGTCCATTAGAATTTTAGCTGCTAGGGCCCACTTAGCGGTACTCTCATTATCTGACCTTTGAGCTTCCAGATCAGAGTATTTCTTATTAGCTAGGAATAGATCAACTTCTCTATCAGCTGCACTCTCACCTGAACTAAAGGCAAAGGCCAGGAGGTCTCTTTCCTTCTGCCAGATTTCATCCATAGCTAACTGAGTTAGTCCAGTAGCAGCCTTAGCTGTAGTCATGGTGGCCTCATTCTGTGCTGCAGTGTCTAGGGTAGAGATATCCTGACGCCACTTAGCATTAGCTTGAGCGATGACTAAAGAATTATTAGCATTGAACTGGGCCCTCTGATTCTCTACTTGAGAGTTGAACTGTGCCATTGCATTAGTTTGACCAGAGTTGAACTGTCTAATAGCATTTACTTGGTCAGCATTGAACTTGGATACACTCTCCTGAAGTCCAGCAAAGAACTGACTGGTCTGGTTTTCTGAGGCAGCATTGAACTGGGCTGCAGCATTAACTTGAGATTGGTCAGAGAGGATTCCAGAGATACGTTGCTGAGTCTTGAAGATTAGAGTTTGTTGCTCATTATTCAAGTTCTGCATTTCGAACTGGGCGACAGTAGCTGCATCTCTATCAGCAATAGCGATAGCTGACTCCATAGCGGCCTGTGTGATAGCTTGACCAGCTACAGAGGATGCACCTAGCCCACGAGCTTGCATGACACTCATAGCCTGTCTCATAGCCCCTGAGGCCCAAGGAGGTGTAGCACCACCCTCAAACTGCTCCATGAGGCCTTCAAGTTGCCCTTGCACTGTAGCCTTCTTAGAGGGTTCACCTGTAGCTGCAGTAACATCCTCTAAGGCTGTAGTGATAGCTGGTGTAGCTTTCTCTGCCTCAACTGTTGCAGTCTCTGTAGTCGTTGGTACTACAGCTTGCTCAGCTGGTCCAGTGGTCACAGCCTGTACTGGTGCAACAGCTTGTGCTTCCCCTGCACCCTCAGCTACAAACTGATCTGGTGTCTGGGTAATTGGAGCTACAGTAGCTTGAGTAACTAGGTCCTGAGGAGTCGAAATAGCCTTCCCTACAGCTTCTGCACCAGAAGGTACCCCAGTAAGGGTAAAGGCATCCTGTGCAGTCTGTAAGCCTTGTTGAGCCGTTGTGAGGCCCTCAAGTGCAGTCTGGTCCTCAGGGGAGGTTGTAGCAGCTTTCTGAGCATCAGCTAATTGTTGTTGAGCTAGGTCTAGATCAGACTGTGGGGTAGTAACCGTACCACCCTCAGCGAAACCCTTATCAACAGTAGATTGAGTTAGCATCTCATATCTTTTACGTGCAGCCTCTCCTACCTTACCTAAGTGGGCAGCAGCACTGGGTGAGCCAGCAATGAACTTCTCAATACTATCTTGATCCGAGGGACCATCATAGCCTACCTGAGATAGAGCTCTCTGCTGCAACTGTGTAGGAAGCTTGAACTGCACTTAGCTATCTCTCTTCTTGTTGTTATACTTAATGGTATTGTCGGAATACATGTCTTTTATTTCTGGTCTCTTATCTGGGAAACCCTTAAGCCAACTAGATATTTCTTTAACCTTAGTTGACCTCTTATCTTCAGCTTCCCATGAACTCTTACAGTGATCTTCTTGTAGGAAGGCAAACCAATTAATAATCAATCTAGCTTTAGCCCAAGAGGGTTTAGTGTAACTCTCATAGTGGGTCCTAGCTGAGGTAGTCATATCAGTTGACCCACCTAGGACAGAGGCATTAAATAACCTAGAGAATGACGACCCAAGATCAGATAAGAACTTGTAGAGGATGTATAGAGGTCTCATTAAAAGCTCCCATAGATTGTGCCCGTGTTCGTAAGCGTTACCGCAGTCCCGGATATAGCGGCACCGCCAGCTCCACCTGTCGCCGCTGAGGAGTTTCCTCCAGATGAACCCCAACCACCTCCTCCCCCAGAACCAGCACCACCATTGTAGTTAGACCCAGTAGACGTTGTTCCCCCAGCTCCACCACATCCACGAGAACCAAACCCACCACATCCAAATGTGTTTAGTCCCCCTGCACCCCCAAGACCAGTAAGAACCCTACCGCCACCAGCCCCCGCAGCGGCCCCATAGCTACCAGACCCTACATCCCAAGCAGCTCCGCCACCCCCTCCAGAACCTCCCCCAGAAGCATGGGTAAGTCCGTCATGCAGTGAACCAGTGGTATCTCCTCCAGATAACCCTAGACCCCCACCAGAGCCCTCAGTTAGGTTGCTAGCGCTACCAGATAGCGTTCTACCTATACCC